AAGTAGCACCCTCCCATTTTGAAGTCATTGTAACAACTCCTAAAGTATTAGTAGCTGAAACTGGACTTCCTAAAACAGAATTAATTGCATCTTTTATTTTACCAGCTATTACAGTTGGTGTGTCACCAGTAACAACGCTAAAACCTAAACTTTGAAAATCAATAGAATCACGTCCGTTAATTACAACATAATGCGTAGCGTTAGCCGTTGCTGTTCCTGTTACGGTCCACTCTTTTACAGTAGCACTAGCACCAGCATCTGAAACCTGTGGAAAAACAATAGTAGGTATTCCACCAACTCCATCTGAATTAATAGGTCGTAAAATTCGCATAATTCTATGAATAGGACTACCATATCCATATAATTCAGCAGCTTCTTTAGCGCTTGTAACCTCTCTTTTATCAGCAGTTAATCCAGATTGATTAGCTGTATTAGCCTCTCCAAAAACCGCTATAATTTGAGGTAAATTTTGAGTATCATTTGAAAAAAAACCCTTTTTGATTTTATATCCTGACACTCTTGAACGTCTGTCTGTACCAACAGCAGTTGAAATTGTACTCATATTTTAAGTATTAAAAATTAATTTATATCCTTTTGTTCCGCTATCTAATTTAGTAACGGTATCATTACCTGTAAATTCTAATCCGTTCCACATTTGCTGACTTTCATTTGCTCTTACCGAAAATTGAAGTCGTGCCATTCTTACAAATGCGCCATCTTGACTACCATAATTATCATCATATTGAATAGAATCAACATAAGCGCCACCGATAAAGCCTTTTGGAAAACCTAAAGTTTGATATTTTGTTGAGCTTAAAATGTATCTAATCCATCCCAAAACCAAATCTAACTTTTTACGTGTGATTGTGTTCCCATCAAAATCAATAGTAGCATTTCCAGAAGCGTAAACATCAATATTAAAAGAAATATTACCCTGAGATATTTTTTCATCAATAGAACCAAAAGAAACGTTGTTTTGTGAAATATTTACAACAATATCTTCAGCTTCGTCATATGGTTCTTGACGTTCAATAAAAATACCTAAATCTGAACTTAAACTTTGAATTGTTTTTTGATTAGATAACTCTTCTAACAAAATAACTCCGAGCTTATCTTTGATAATCTCGAAGTTTTGAAGTGGTATTATTTCATTAATTAAAACGGCCATTTTTATAATTTTAAGTCGCCAAGTATACAAACAATTAATCCTAAAGTTTCATCTGGAAAATTCTCTCTAACTACATAAGTTTTTACAATTCCGCTTGAATCAGCAAAACTAACTTGATGATTTTTTAAAAAGATTTCACCCTTTGCATTTCTTACCGGATAACCATTAGCAACTAAAAACGATTCATCTATACAAATGTGAACATTTTTAGAATTTATAGGATTTCCATCTGAATCAAAGTTAATATGATGTTTGGTGGCAAATCCAGTTAACGATAATGTTTTATCTTTTGAAGGTGTAACTAACTCAATATCCTCTTCAAACCCACCATTACTTACAAAGAATTTAGCATCTCGTTTCGCTAACTGGAATAAATTACCACTCATAACAAATATTTTACTTTAATTACTCTTTTACAATTATTTCGCCTTTTACTTCTTGTTCCTTAATTTGATCATCAATTTCATTTAAAATGATTTTCTTTGATGCCTTTTCGGTAACCTCGTATCCGTTAGCTTTTGCAAAATCGATTAGCTCATATTTTGTCAATTTTTCAAGGTCAAAAGAATCATCTTCTTTTACTTCTTTAACAAAACCAGCTTTTACCAATTCATCAGCATTACCCTCTAATTGACTTTCATCAACAATCTCAGGATAATAAGCAATTTTCTTATTTTTCAGCTGATGTCCTACTGTTAAAATTTGAAACTTTCTCATATTATGCTAAAACTTGCATTGTGTAAATCTTATCAATTGTGAAAGGAATTACAAGCGGAGCAGAAGTAATCTCTAATCCTGATTGCATAGTTCTCTCATTTGCAAATGAACGTAACAAATATTTAGCCTCAACAACAGTTGGAACCATAGCAGTAGTACCGCTAATATTTAATTCATTCATTGAAGGTAATCCACCAAAAACAGTTTTACCTTGAAAATCACCAGGCAACATAACTACTTTGTTTGCGTCTAAATAATAAACAGTAGTACCAGATGCATTGGTATATTTTTCATTGTAAGTCCAAACATTTACAATAAAATCACCAGCTCCTAATTGACCATGAAAAGCTAATCCGCTAGCTTCATCAAATTGAGGCATTGCAATATTAACTCTATCAACACGTCTTAAGTCAGCTTGATCTTTAAATTGAGCCGTAGCCATCATAGCGTTTAAAGCTTCTGAACGCATAATCATATTCACAACTCCAGATGCAGAATTACCAACGTCACGTAAGAAACGTAATCCAGCTTGAATATCATCTAATGGCTTTGCAGATGCAGCAACACTCCAATATTCCCCAGCAGTATCTACATTTACTTTTGAGCCAGCTTTACGTCTGTAATCGATGTTATCTCCATTGATTAAAGTAACAATTCCTGTTTGTAAAACTTCAGCTTGTTGTTTACGAATTGCACGTTCAATTTTTAAACGCTCCTTTGTCATGTTTTTTAACGCATTTTGAGCTAATAAACGGTTGATGTTAGGATTTGTCATTACGCCTTGCGCAATAGTGTTCATGTAAACAGAATCAGTATTAAAATAATACTCTTGTTTGTAGTAAGGCGGAATGTATTTGTGTTCCGATACTTTTGATGTTTTACCAGGATTACCCTCAGTAAATCTTTGAACGTCAACAGCGATTAAATCGTTATCACGTTGCACTTCAACATCAACTTCTAAACTTGGTGTAGTTTCTTCTGGGAAAAAACCTGTAAAACCAGCTCTTACTGGAATCATTTCGTCAAATGCACCCACAACCTTTGACGTTAACGCATTACTATGCTCTAATAATGAAATAGCCATAATTAATTATCGATTTTAGAATTTTCAACAACGTTTTTCAAAACGAAGCCTAAATCAGTTAATACATCTCTTAAACATTTTCCAGTTGTTCCAACAACAGTATTTAAAGTTACAGTTGCAGGAAATTGAATTAAATTAACATCAATATCCCCACCTGTACAATAATTAGCTGGAGTTGTTCCATCGTCAGCTAAAGTAACTGAACTGTCTAATTTTAAAATTCCAATTACCTTTGCTAAATCAGCACCAGCTTCGCCAGCAACAGCAGGTAAAATGTTTGTAGGTGTTCCAGTTTCTCTTATCACTAAGAATCCACTTTTAAAAGTAGCTTCTGCACCTGTTTTATTTTTGAAAGTAGCCGTTTGATAACGATTTCCAAACAAAAATAAATTTTCTAAAGAATAATCTACTGTACTTTGATTTCTAGTAGCATTTCTTTGTGTAGCGTCAATTCCGTACATATCAAAATTATTTTTAAAGTTTACAATTTAAACCCGAAAGCATTTTCAAGTTCTTCATTTTTAGTATTACCACCTTCATTAACTGGAGCCTCATCAACATTAAATGCACCTTGTGAATCAGATTGTAATTTCTTAATCATTTCAGCTGAGTTCATTTTAACCATAAACTCCTCTCTTTGGCTTGCGCTAATTTCAGCACCTCCTTTAATACCTTGCGTTACAGAATCTAAATCTGTACTAGCATAAACCATCCATGAAGCAACACGCTCCCTTTCAGCATTTGCACCTTCACTTACTACACTTGAGTAAACATCTGGATGCGACTGTTTCAATTCCTCTTTTGTCATTTTTTTTTGAGAATTAATTAAACTTAAATTTGAACTTGAATTATTTTTTGAATCTTCTAAAACCATTTCAACAACTTCATTAAAACTTGCAATTCCATCGATAAAAGTACCTATTGCATCTTTTGAAAATACAGTATGTCCGTTATCAAAATCAGTGCCTTTTAATTGTGGTCTGTTACTTTCTACCATTGCAATAAAGTTTTCATTTATTGGGTCAAGTAACTCATTTACCAAAAGCTCATAATTTTCATTATCTAAAGCCTCATTAAAAGCTTTGTTTTTTTCAGTTGATTTTGTAGCATAAAGAACGATGTTCTTATAACCGTCCCTATCTTCATGAAAAGATTTTTTACCTTCAAAAGATATCATAGTAC